TTTCGGTTGTACCTGAATTTGACAAATAGCCAAACCCACTTACATCTAAACTATTATATGCAGTTGGTGTAAAGTCTTCAAAATCAAATATTCCGTTTGCTGCAAATTTAAATATTGATGCGCTTTGTCCTGTTGGGTTAGTTGCTAATACACCTGTTAAAGTTGGTATGCCACTTACATCGTATAACTCCCTAAATTCAACATAATACTTTAATCTTGAATTGGTATTAGTTCCAACATCACCTACTACATTATTAAAATCGTAGCTTACATAGTTTTCAAGCACGTTACCGATATCAAATGTTAGTTGTGCTGAACTTGGTTGTACTGGGTATTTTAATCTTGCTAATGGGTTTGCTGTTCCGCTTGTTTGGTTTACATCAACTATAAAGTTAAAGTTAGGTTGTGCAGTGTTGTTTGAACTTACTGTGTATGGCACTTGATTAAATGCTGCCATGAATGCGTTTGGTGATGTGATAATTGTTATTGCCATTATTTTATAATTACTTTATAATTGCTAATTTTATTTTTACTGCCATTTCTTTTGATAGTGCTTTGTTTAGTAGCTTTAATCTTTTAGCACCTACTGCAGGCTCAACATAGTTCATTGGTTTTATTCCACCTATCTTGGTAGCTACTGCCATACTCATTGCTTCCTTTGTGATTAAGTCTGCTTGTTTCTTTTTATTCTTACGGATTAAAGTTTGTTTTCTTAATCCCTTACTTCCTGTTCGTGCTATGTATTGCTTAAAACTATTTAGCATATCAGGTGGCACTCCTAAATTCTTAAAACTGAATCTTGAATTAGGTGCTTTGCCTTTGTTAAATACACCCTTTACACCTTCATCCACAAACTCCCAATAATTTTGAGTAGTAACTATTTGTATTCCATTATCAATTACATTAGGATATAAGTCAGAAGCTAACGTACTCGCTTGCTTGGTTCGTGCTTTACTCTTTATAATTTTTGACATTATTAAAATAGAATCTTCAGCCCACTTTAAGAACACAGCATCAACACCAGTCTTTAAATCCTTCGTAAAGGTATCAAGTGAACTGCCATACTTATTGCCTATGTTCGTTGCGCTGCTTGCCATTTTATTTTATCATCTTCACTTTTATCCTTATAAAATACTAACGTGTTTAAGAACTCAATTATGTTCATATCTTCAAAGTATTCCCACTTACTTCTATCGTTGTTTGCAAGGTTGTTTATCGCTACTATCCAACCCCATTTAGTTTCGAATGTTTGTCCAATATTGGCTTCACTTTCTCCAGTGCTTTCTCCGCTTCCAATTCCAAATAGATTAGGATATTGTCGGCTAATTCCTTGTAGTACCTGCAAAAAAAAAGCATGATAGGATAAGCCTGCTCAATTTTCATGTGGTTTAAAAACAAGTCTGCAACCTCTTTATGATTCGCACCATCGTACTTCTTTACCTTGCCATACCAATTTTTTTCAACACATATCGCTGCAAGTATATTGTGAATATTGTTTATTATATTCGCTTCATCTTTACAGAAAGAAGTTGCATCAATATACTGTGCTGCTTTTAATTTTTGTGTTTGCCAAATACATTTAAACCTTCTACCCTTAACTTTAAAATCCATTTTAACTCTTGCATTTGGATTTAGGTTTTCTATTTCACTAAATGCTTTTAACGACTTGGTTAAGTCTTCAATTGGCATCGATTCTATTTCATCAAATGTTTTGTTAGTTAATTCAGCTAACAATTTAATGTTTCGGTTCAATGGGTCTGTTTCCAATTCTGCAATTGTTTTGCATTTAATAAACTGGCTAATGGTTATTTTCTCAAACTTCATTCTCTTTAATATATAAATTTTTTACTTTTTTGCTAAATCAAAACTATTTACAAAGTGTAATAACCTACCCATTGCTTCATTTAAAACATAAAATGGATGTTCTTCAAAATCAGTATCTAAATCAATACCCATTTTCTCCATTTCTTCTTGGTATTCTTTTTGAATCTCATCTAATAATTGTGAAGTGTCATCAACATAACTGTAAATTCCTAATTCAACTGTTGACAATATTATTTCAATTGCTTCTTCTTGTGTTAATTTATTCATATTTTTAAATTTTAAATGTTGCGTATTTGCCAGTTGGTCTGTTATTCAATTTGTTTAATGCAAAGTATCTCATGGCATCTATTGAGTGGTTAGAATGGTCTACTGGTTTACCTGTTACCTTTCCATCTCTATCAGTTGCCCATTGGTATGCTCTTAACTCTTTGATTATGTTAATTGAATTTTGAGTCACAAAGAATGGTTCTCTTTTCAATATGTCTATTCCTATCTTAATTGAATCTGCTCCTTTTGTTGCAGGTGTCATTTGAAATCCTTGTCTTCTTAATTCTTCAATTGATTTAGGTTCTGCACTGTCTGCTACTATTTCGTAGGGTCTACCTATTCCCTCTGACTTCATAAAGTTTCCTATGTCGGTATTAGTCATATTAGTTCTGTATAATATTTCATCAAAGTATAGTTGGTTATTCATTTTGTAAACTGCTACTAATGTGGTTGGGTCATTTGTGAATCCAAAATCCATTCCATATCCTAATAACTTTGCATCAATTGGTATTCGTGCTACTTGTTGCCAGTTATCAAATATAACTCCTTGTAGTGAACCGATTTCCCCAAGTCCATATACTTTCCACCAATTTGCCCAATATGAACTTGATTGCGCTTTTATCCTTGCTTGTTCAATATCGTGTACAATTGTTTCAGGTAATGCCTCATTGTCTTTGTAAGTTAATATTATATGGTCAGCATCGTTGTCTTTTAACACTTCAGTATGCGCCCAAAATTCTGATGTTGGGTTAAAGTCTAACCATATATCACCACTTGTTCTTATTGCTAACTGATGGTAGCTTTCAAAACTAATGTTGTTAGCCTCGTTGATGTATAGCACGTTTCTTCTTGCACCTCGTAGCTTTGATTCTTGTTCAGCACTAAAAAATTCAATATAAGAACCATTGCCAAATTTATAGGTTAATAGTGTTCTGTTCCAATTTGCATCTTGATACCTACCTGTCCATTCCATTATCTTTAAGAAGTCTTTTATCGCACCCCTTCTTAAATGTGGTATTGTTTCACTTACTACACTTATTTCTAAATTAGGATGTTTAGATGCTCTGCCTATAAGTATCGGTAGTATGCCAAATGTCTTACCTGCACTTGTGCCACCTTGAATTACTTTCTTTCGTTTTTCAAGTAGTAATAGTTTACTAATTGCAGTTGTTCTTTTAAATGACATATTATATGATATTATGATACCACATTGTTTTTTTGTTTCCTTTCAAATTATTTAATGATATAGGATTTAATTTGCCTTGTCTTCTCCTTCCTTTGTTTTCCATATCTCTCGTATTGTCAAGTGGTGTTCCTTCAAATATATGATTAGGATTAACACAAGAAGTATTGTCGCATCTATGGCAAGCGTAGTTTCCTTCTTTTATTTCTCTATTATTATATAGTTCAAATGCTACTCTACTTGCTACTAATGCTTTTTTATGATATATATAACCATAACCTGCTTTATTTTTTCTACCAGTCCATTCCCAACAATTATCTGATTTAATTAAATTATTAAAGAATTTCTCTTTTAAACTTTGTCTATTTATTTTTATTCCTTTTTTCATAATTTTTTTATTGGTTGGTTAACTTTCGGCTTCGTGTAGACAAACGGTTTTATTGACTTTCTTTAAAATTGGTCATCGGGAAAAAGTGGCTGTTCTTTAACTGTTACTTCACTCTTATCAGTTAATCCATTTAACCTTTGAGTAATGCTTGTGTTATAGATGCCTGCAAGTCCTTTCTCTATTTGGTCATTGCGTACTTCTTTCCTTATGCGTGAACAGATGGTTAAATAATCTGAATACTTATTATTAGTATTAGCAAAATAATGGCTTAAATCACTTATAATCTCATTCCTCCAACACCATACTTCAAAGCCATCAACTGTTAATGGTCTTTCTATTAGTTCATAGTCTGCGTTTCCATCCTTTCCTACAAATACGTGCTTCTTTATTGGATTAGATTTAGTTTCGTTTTTGTAATTCTCAAAGTGTTCCCAAAGTTTTTCGGGTGTTTCTACATATTTATTTTTTCCCATTTTTATTTTTATTTATTTCGTTCCCAAATTCTATTATGTATTACGTTACAAATGTAAGTAAAGTTATTATTTTCAGTAAATGGTGGTAAGTATTCATCAACTGCTTTTGATACTGGTTCTATTCCTGCAAACATTCCCCACTTTAAATTAAATCTATTTGCACAGTCATCAATTACTAAATACTTGTTTGCTTTGTTGCAATAGTTTTCTAAATCTGATTTTACTACTTCATATTCGTGACCACCATCTATATAAACTATATCAAAGTTCTTTATTTGTTTTATTATTTTTTCATCAGTTGATAATCCTTTTATAATTTTAGGTTGTTCAAGGTTAAATGATACATGGAGTAAGTCTATATCTTCTGCATAATTAGATTCCCAATGCCCATCAGTTGTGTCTAATGGTGTTACACCTACTATTTTGCATTCTTTACCTTTTAAGTTCGCAAGCATTCTTATAAGTGCTAATGTTTGCCCTCTGAATACTCCGATTTCAAGAAAGCTAAATGTTTGTGGCATTTCATCTATTATCATACTCCACATTTGATAAAAGGCACGTTCACCGAATCCAAATGCGTTTTGCTCTACAAAGTCCCTTAATGCTTTTAGTTCTTTTACATCATTGGTTTTAGTGATAAATGTTTCGTTTACCATTTCATTCCACTCCGATGTGTTTTGGTAGCTGTTTTGTAATTCTTTTAGTGTATTCATTTTTTAATTAATTAGTTCATATATAAAATTCATATCTGCTTTACCATTGCCATGAATTATAGTTGGTTTAAAGTTATCTTTTGTTATAAATTGATTATTTTCTATTTTGTAATCTGTTTCTGTTATCCCACATAATGTTTGAAATACTCTACAATCATGGTCAATACCTATGCTTGGGTTGTCTAATAGCCATTTAGTTGCTATTCTTTGGTCATCTTCGCTATCGTGTATTCCTTGTTTGTCTATTAGCTTTATAAAGGTTTCTGACTGCATATAATAAGCACCACTATTTAAGAATCTGAATTTTGTATTTGGTTTTGTGTATTGCTCACGTTCTTCGTATTTAGATAATTGCTCTACATCAGGCCAACAATTTACTTCTGAATTAAACAAACAATTCCAATATATTTTACGTTTAGTGTTTGCAGGTGTATCTAAAAAGAATGTATCGTATGCATCAACAAATATAAAATCTTTAATAGTTGGATTTGCTTTTAAGTATTCATATACCTTGTTTAGTTTCATTGCAAAGCCTTGCCATTGGTTTACTTCAATTATATGATACTGCCAACCAAAGTGATTAAGTGACCTTTCTAACTGAAAACATTTGCTTCTATTATCTGCTACTGTTAAAACTATCATAGTTCTACTTTTATTGGTATTGTGCCATTAATTAATCCATCTTTGATTTTATAAAACTCTTCCATTTTCTCACCTGCATATTTGCGTTTCCATTCTGTGTAAGCATCGCCACCTACATCAATATGGTCAATGTCTATATGTGGTAAGAATGCTAATTTATAACCAAGTAGTATTGCTCTTATACAAGCTAATGTATCATCAAATCCGTATACTCCTGCTTGCATTAACCCACCCATTTTATTTATTAGTTCAGGGTGAAACATTTGTACTGTTCCCATTATATCTGCACTTTCTTCTACTACTACCCAGTTGTCGCCTTTCTCGTGTGGCAACATTTTAAGTTCAGTTTTCCAATGGTTACTTGCATTTGGTGACTGCATCAAGTCTTTACGTTTTAATCCCATTATACCATAGCCACCAAGTTTCATTGCTAACTCCATTTCTTCTACCCAACCATAGTTATTTATTACAACATCGTTATCCATTTTGATAACTACTTCGTTTGGTTTACGATATGCCCATGCTTGGTTAATTGCTTTTGCAGTACCTACGTTTTCGGTGTTGGTTATTACAGTTATAAATTGTTCGTGTTCTTCTAAAATATTTTTAGTTTCTATACATGAATTATTATCTATAACTATTATTCTGTGGTTATTAAAATCAGTTGTATTTACTAAACTTTCAAGTGTTTGTAATGTATATTTACTTCTTTTGTTTTCTACTGTATCGTGACAGCACATGCTAACTAATGCCATTACTTCTTTATCTTTATATTAGGTTCGTTTAATTTTACCCA